CTTGCCTGAGGCTCTGAAGGCTCGCATCATCACCACGGGTGAGGGACTGACAACTTTTGTTCTTCACCCCTTGCAGAAGTTCATGTGGGGTCGACTCCAACGCCACAAGACCTTCTCTCTCACCGGTCGAGAGGTTAACCCAGAAACTGTGGAAACACAGTTAGGTTCCTCACTCGACGGCTGCCCTTTTGGGGATCGATGTGTGGCACCATGTCGACACGGTACATTTTACGTGTCTGGTGACTACTCCGATGCAACGAACAACCTTGCTCCTTGGTTGTCCAATGCCATTGCCGATGAGATTAGTGACATTTGCGGGCTCCGCGATGACGAGCACGCATTGTTCCGTCGATCTCTGACCGGGAATGTTTTCCGGTCGAAGGTCGACGGGAAGATGCAAGATCTTCCGCAGAAGTGGGGGCAGCTGATGGGGTCAATTGTCAGCTTCCCGGTGCTTTGTATAGCAAACGCCGCCATGACTCGAAAAGCTATCGAGCTGGGTCGTGGGCGTGTGCTATCCCTGCAGGATTGCAGGATGTTGATCAATGGCGACGACGTCTGTTTCAAATCCGACTTCCCTACCTACCGGTACTGGGAGAAGGTGACCGCTTTTGGCGGCCTTGAGAACAGTTTAGGTAAAACGTATGTCACCCGGGAGTTCGTGCAGATTAATAGCGCGAACTACTGGCGTCGTTCAACACCACGGTATGTGGTGGACGACGTGATTGATCGGGAGGGCAAGGTGGAAACCGTCTTCCGCGAGCGATGGCTCGAGTTTCCTGGTATGGTTAATTTTGGACTTCTCATGGGTATGAAGAGGAGTGCAAAAGTTGACCACCCCACGGCCGATCTAGGCCTTAGTGATGTCCTTGACACAGAGAAGAATCTCAGCATGCGTGCTGAGAAGCTTGTCTCCGTTTGTCCCCCATCACTCCGGGAACCCGTGCTTAAGCTGTTTGTCGACAAGCACCGACACATTCTCAAGCGTACGCGTGTACCTTGGTACATCCCCACCCGCTTTGGTGGCGCTGGCATCCCGTATCTTCCCACACTGGGTGACACGGCTGGACGTCGGCTGCTCGGACCTAGTGACATGGACATGCAGATCTTGCGAAAGATTCTGGGTGACCGTGACGCTTCCGGGAAGCTTAAGTATCCAGTTGGCCGGCCTCCGTTGGAGGTGGATTGGGACACGCATCAGCTCGTCATGAAGAGCATTCCTAGCGATTTGTTTCGCTTGGGAACGCCCACTGACGAGGAACAGACCAGCTGGTCACGTGTGTACAACGCGTTTTGCTTCACGCAGATGTTCCACACGGGAGGTATCACCCGACTTCGTCCAGGATTGGACAGCGCTAAAGCTAGCGTTCGCCGTAAGGCAGCGGCAAGTCGTGGTTTGAGGGTCCTGGGCTCGAATGAGCAGTCCTGGACCCAGGCGAAGAGGGCCGGTCACTTTCCTGACCCCCTTCCGCTTAACTCCCTTGTGCTTCTCAAAGCTGAGAAACCCATTATGGATATAGGTACTATCCATACCTTGTACCCCAGGGGTGCACCGGAGGTCCTGGTGCACGCAGCTGCTATGCAGTTGTAAAGACCTAGCGACAAAGTCTCGTCGCGTTGCTGTACTGCAATATTGCTTTGCCTCCACCTCGGTCGGACGGTTACCTGACTCACAACAGGGAACGTCTCTCGGGGCTGTGAAACTGCGCTCCAAGTAATGGACACAAGTACTGTACGTAAACCCGTAAGTGCCTCTGGATGGTTTTAACTTAGATGTTAACTCCTTAGTCTGTTATTGTAGGTATGTAGTTTGATTGGTGTTGAACGGTAGAAAGTACCCTCTTCAACATCTATTAAAATATGTATTATTTAACACTGTGTGCCTAATTGGTACAGTGTTTGGACGTGTG